ATTGCCAAGTCAAAGTGATTATCTTCATACCTAGCTATTAACTCCATATTATCTTCGTTTGTTATTAGCATAGTACAGGGTTTTTAACTCGGTTGTTTAGTAATGCTCCTTTTACTTCTTTTATAGTCTTAGGCTTTACCCTATGCTTTAATGAAGCGTTAAAAGGGTCTAAGCGTGTTTGTTTAAACTCTGCTACTGTTTGTATGTCCCATCCGCTTAAGATGTCTATAACGTCTTGTATTTCTTTTATTGTGTTTTTTGTTTCAGCTTTTTTTATCTCCTTCTTTATTTTGGCTTGTTCTGAATTAAAGAAAGGGCTTGAGAAAGTTAAGTCTAACTCTTTTATTATCTCATCGTGTTTCTTTTTATCCTCTGTGCTTATTACGTTTATGCTGTTAACGTGGTGTAGTATATTGCAATGACTTTTTTTTATTGTTTCTCCTACTTCTTTAAAGGTGCTTCCAGATTCATAAGCAAGTTTACAAAATACTTTCTTTGCGTATGTATAGTTCCTTTGTCTTGTGTCTAAGGTAATGTCTAAATTAAATTTATTATTTACCGCTTGTTTTATTATATCTAATTTCATTTTTTTTTGTTTTGTGTTAAAAATCTTCAGGAAATATTTTCTTAGCTATTATTAAAAAAATTTTTGTGACTACTATCCATAGTGCTACTGTTATTATTGTTTTCATATCTTATTGTCTATTACTTCTATTAAATGTCTTAGCTCGCTTCGTTCCCATTCCCCTAGCTTAAGCCCATTAATTACAAATTTATAGTAGTCTTTTTTTTCTGTTGGTTTTAGTTCTATATTTATGTACATAAGTTTTATTTTAGTTTTGTACTCCTCTTACTTTTTCTTGGTGTTCTAATTCTTTTTGTTCTTGGTCTTCATAGAATTTAGCTTTCTCCTCTTCGTCTCTTTGTTGTTTATCTATTATAGTTTTTAAAGCGTCTAGTTTTATGTATAGCTGTGTTACTATATTTTCTAGTCTTAATATTCTTTGAATTTGTGTGTGTTTCTTTTTATTCATTCTATTTATTTTTTTCTATCCATTGTTCTTGCTGCTCTCTTAAGTATTCTATTTCTCGTCTTAAATAGTCTGCTGCTTTCTCTAAGTCTTTTAACTCATCGTCTTTCTTACCACTTCTACAAATATACTTAATAATATTACCTCTGTTGAAGTTTAGTTCATAATCTTTTATAAAGTCTATAACGTCATAGCCTTTGCCGTTCTCGTAATGTAAATAGGTTGCTCTCATTTTATTTTATTTAATTCGTTTATATATGCTTGTGCTGCTTCTTTCTCGTCTGTAAAGTATCCCAGATGTTTTATTTTACCATTTATTTCTATTTTAGAAACCCATTTATTAGTAATTTTATACCAGCTAACACCTATATATTTTGAAGTGCCTCCTTTTTTATCTTTAGATGCGTTTACTCTTTGATTTGTACGCTGTAAATTATACAACTTATTATTTAATGGGTTGTTGTCAATGTGGTCTATTACCTCAGTATGCCCACAAGGTTTATGACCTAAAAAATATATTGCAACTAATTTATGTACTCTTTTAGTATAGCATTTTTTGTTTTTAGATAAACCAACTGTATACCTACCTTTACCATCTAATGTTTTTTTCATTTCTTTTGTTTTATTTGTGTTTCTGAAATTTATGTTTCTAACATTCCCTAAATTACTAACCTCATAACCTTTAAATGTCGATATCTCTTTCCATACTTCTACCCCTATTCTACTTAATGTCTTTGCTATCATTTTGTTTTGTTTTATTCTGTTCTTAATTTTAGTAAGTGATAACACTCAGCATATTTCTGACGTGCTTTACCTTTATACTTCTCTTGGAATAGTTCAAGCATTTTTCTTGTATATTGGTATTTAGTATTACAGTCTGCTAAATATTTTTCTGCGTACTTTTTACCCTTACCCTTAAAGTAATTTACATTGTCGGCAGTGTCTCCTATTATCATTTGCTCATAGAAGTTATATAAAGCTTCGTCTTCGCTTATGTCTAATACCTCTTTATGTTTGTAGTGATAATTATAAATAAGGGCAGGGAACTGCTTATAATCCTTGTCTATGCTTACAATCATTACATTATCTCTTCCTACTTCATTAGACAGCTCTTTCCAGTACCTCGCTACTATGTCGTCTGTTTCTATGCCAAAACCCCAAACGCTGTTATATTCGTCTTTTACAAATTGGTGCATCTCGTCTAATAATGGTGGCAGCTCTTGTTTCTTTCTATTGGCTTTGTACACTGGTGTTATTAGCTTTCTAAAGTTTCCTTTTGAACCGCTAAAGGTTATCACTCTTTCTACGCTATACATATCCTCCAGCTTGTTAACAATGCTCATAAATTGTTCGTCAAACTTAGACTTAGAGTCTTCTATGTCTGTGTAGAATCTCTCATCGTCTTTATGCTCTCGTTTCTTATAACAAGACGCAAAGATTAAACTGTCTGCATCTACTAATAGTATCATTCTATATCTAAGTTATAACAAACATTAGAACAATAAGTATCTCCGTTTGTTTGTGTTCCACAGCATTTACATTCTACTGCTGCGTCTGGTGCGTCTATGTACTCATCCCATTCATTCATATCTCGTATTGTTTTAATTTGTTTTGTAATACTTCTATTTGTTTATTAAGCTCTATAATATCCTCATTTTTGCTATCTCTTACAGCACTAACTTTTTTCTCAAGTACTTTGTTTTCTATATTAAGCTGGTTAACGTACTGACCAATTTCGCTAACCCCTTGTATAAAGTGTTTAAGGTCTTTGTTGTTTGGCTTTGCATTAGACCACTCCAAAACCTTATTAGATATAAAGCTAAACCACAATAAATAAGAATTTCTTTGTAGTAATGTCATACTGAAAGACCTATTATAAAACCTAGAGTAATTAATAAGGCACATATCGAAACAGCTACAATAAAGTCAAACTGTGTCTGTGCTTCTTCTTCCATTTTCTCTAACTCTTTCTTAGTGTAAACTTCAATACGCTTACCTTTTACGTCAATGTGTAATCCTGTTTTTGTCTTTTTCATTTTATTGTATATTAATTAGTATGCTATTTATGTAACCTTTCCTTTCTAATAATCTTTTTAATACGTCTTCTGGAACGTTATCTGGAAAGCGTAAAGTTCTGTTAATTTGTTTTAACTCAAGATTTAATTCTGTTAGTTGTGTTCGCATTTTGTTTTTGTTTTATTAATATACCGCAATATAAAACTAATTATAGTTATAAACAAATTATAAACAAAGTATTTTATTATTTTATCTTGAAATATCAGTCCATACACCTATCTCTGTGTCTTCTTCGTTAATGTTTATTATAGCTGCATCGCTTTCTTTAAGCAAATAACAAGGCTTAGATACTTTCTTACTATTCCAAAGGGTAGTACTTGGGCAGTACATATTTTTAATCTCTAAGTCTTTAAGGTTATTAAGCCAAAACATATAATTTCCTTTAGGGTCATTAACAAAATACAGAGCAACCTTACCTGTGTTTATTAATCTATCAAACTTATCTTTTTCTATTATCTTAGTCTCATAGTATTTATTCCTAAATTTCATTTCTATAATACATTCTTGGTCTTTGGGTGTTTTACCCTCAGCATCCCAGCTCTCACTTCCTTCTCCTGTATGGTTTAACGTCCAGCCATCTAAATTCAATAGCGTTACTACTGATTGTTCAAACTTATGTATGTCTTTAATCTTTGTCATATATCTTATCTATTTCGTTAATCCATTGTATTAAGCGTCTTGGGTTGCAGCTACAGGGTTCTGTGTACTTATGCCTGTAGTAAACCGAATGCAGTAGACATAAGAGCTTATATTGTTCTTTTGATAGTTTACCCTTGACATCAGCTTTAAACTGCTTCCATTGTTTTCTGTGTTCTATTTCCATAAGTCTAAGTCTATATCGTTCCACTCTTCACGCCTTTTGTCACACTCACAATTTGGGTTAATCTTCTTCCAAAGCCACCTTATGCCTGTGTAGTATGTAATGTAATATACTAAATCTCCTAATCTCATATTTGCTCTTTTATATTTTTTAATGCTGTTCTATAAGTATTGTATAAGCTGTAGTAAGAAATCTTAGTATCCCTACTTAGTGATGCTACGCTTTTACCAGAAGCTACCAAACTAAAGACCTTTGAGTCATACCAGTACATTTCTTTTAGTATATCGTCTACTATGTCTTTGCTCTTTGCGTATTCTATCTCGTCTATACCTAAATCTTCAGCTTGTTTTATTTCTTCTATATCCTCTATATATGTTTTTAAAAATCTCGCTTGTTTTTTATGAGTGTTTAAATAAATCCCCCTAAGAACCTTATAACAGTAGTAGGTATTTATATCATCATTATACCAAAGGTCTAAACCTTTTTTTACGTCTAAATGAATTTGTATAAATAACTCTTGTACTATGTCTTCAGCATAACTTGAATTACAACCAAAACTTTTTACTATATTAATAAAGGTTTGTTTTTTCTCGTATGCAAGTTCTACTAGCGTTTTCATAATGTGGATTTAGTTAAAGTTCTGGGTACA